GTGTTGACTGCATCACCAATCGCAGTATAATCAAATCTTGTATCGCTTCCCATATTGCCAATCACCGCTTCTCCTGTATTCACACCAATACCTATGGCAATAGGAGGCAACCCTTTAGCTTGTAGTTCTATGTTTAAATCAACCATGTTTTGCCAAATGTCTTTAGCACAGGTTACTGCTATATTAGGATGATTTACTAGGTCTATTGGTGCATTGAATATTGCCATCATTGCGTCTCCAATATACTTGTCGACCATGCCTCCGTGCTTTTGCACAGCTGCCTGTTGTGCAGTAAGAGCTCTATTCATGATATAAGTCACTTGTTCAGGTGGTAAGCTTTCTGACATAGAAGTAAATCCTCTAACATCAGTGAACAAGAAAGTAGCCGTTTTCTTTTCTCCCCCTAGTTTTAATAAATCAGGGTTATCCTGCAAACGTTTTACCTGTCTAGGGTCTAGGTAGTGCTCAAACTGTTTCTTTATCTGCTGCCGTAGTAAGTACTGTTCCCTAAAGTTAAACCAGAACTGTTCCCCGGATAACAACAACAACGACACACCAGACCACGTTACATCAATTAATTGATTATTACGAATAAAATATAAGCCCAATAGCACCAAACCACTCAACATCCCACCTACAAAAACAGCTGACCAAACTACACTACACCTACGGAGAACTAAAACAGTAGTAATACAAAGAGATAGTAGAATTAATAGTTCATACAATAACCGGTTCGCAGGAATACTAGGGCTATCAGGTAAGAGTAAGCTCTCAGCTAAAGCAGCTTGTATATAGTGGGGGTTTAATAAACCAGCAGGCGTAGCCAACTGTGGCATTATGCCTGCAGCACTTGTTCCTACAAAAACAAACTTACCTTCTACCTGTGGGTCTTGGTACGAAACTGTAGGGGTATCCACCCAAGAGACCCACTTTCGTCCAAACCTATCTGTAGGAATTACCCCAAGTGCCGGTATTCTAAGGCTTTCAATGCCTCCTTCATTAGTCCGTATTTGGTAAGTTCCTTCCCCTGTAAGAGCTTTTAACACTTGAGTAGCAAAAGAAGCAACCCAACCGTCAGGAGCTCGAGAAATAAGAGGAATCTGTCGTATAAGGTTATCTACATCAGTAGGAGCAGAAACAGCCCCCTGTAAAGCGGCCTCAGTTAGTTGCTCTATGTTTAAAATAAACCCATTTGCAGGGCTATAGTTAACAGGATCTTCGCCAAGAATAACCGTTCCATGTGGTGGAGGATATTGTTCATTAGAAAACTCAGGCATAGCTAATACATTAATTCCCTGAGTTAGGCTTGTAGCAAAAGCTTCATCCCCACCAAAACGATCTGGTTGAGGGAATAAAACTACCCAACCTACTCCCAGAGCACCTCGAGCCATAAGCTCATTTTGTAATGTAGCTAAGGTTTGGCGGGGGAAAGGCCAACCTCCTTCTCTTGCTATATCTTCTTCAGTTATATCAAGAACTACAAAATGCCCGGATGGAGTAGGTTGAGTAATAAACGCATCAAATGTTTTAAGTCGGAGCACCTCTAATGCAGACCAGTTTAACAACAAAGGCAAAGCTAAGGCTGCACCAGTAAGTAACCCAACTTTTGTACCTAATTTCATTGATCAAATTGATTAATTGTTACAGTTTTGTTACAGCTTGAAGTGCAATCAAACGTTACTGTGTAGTTCTTTACGTCGGTTCCGGTTTGCGTTGCATTTACAGTGTAGTTCCCTTGCTTAACAAGGATATTGCCAACGTGTGCACCGTCACCACTTTGCGTTAAGTTGACCGTGGAGTTGTCAGCAGGATTATTCCTGAATTCAATATCCCCATCTTTTGCTCCACTCCCGCTCTGGGTAATGGTCGCATCATTGTTGTTACAGTTACCACAGCTCTTAATGTAAGCATTGTGGTTTCCAGAACCTGATTGCGTAGCAGTCCATGTGCTGTCATCCCCAAAGGCATAGAATTTGGCATAGTGATTTCCGCTCCCGGTCTGACTGATTGTATACACGTTATCATCCCCAGACATGTATATCTCACCATGGTTATCACTGCCTGTTTGAGTAACGATCATTTCATTTGAGTCCTGATCTGCATCTATGTAGCCAGTATTGTCATTTCCCGTTTGTGTAATCGTATATTCATTAGACTGATGGTTCGTATATTGAGAATAGGCTTTAGCCAGATTGTCATCACCGTTCTGGTCAATATCAATGGTGGCACTGCTACAGGTATGAGTCGTATAAGTTCCGTTAGAGAGTCCACACCAGACACGCGCCGTATTACCGGTTCCTATTTGGTCAATATAGATACTGGTATTTGTCCCTTTGGTATCTATCTCCACAGAATTGTTAGCGGCAAAAACAGGAAGACTAATTAGACTGATTAATGTATATCGCACTGTCCCCTCCTCCGTTTATTTCTGCTTGTATTTTTACCCCCGCAGTCATAATATCGATTTTATAAGGCGAGGCTTTGTCCAATTCTAGATCAATCGTGTTCTCTACTTCTCGGACAAAGAACAAACTAGCCCCATCGGTAAACGTATAGACTTGTAATTCCTGATCAAACCCTGCAACTACTCCTTCGATTTGCACTCCATCAAGCTCATAAACTTTCGCGTCTTTTCTAGAATCAGATATTTGAACTAAAAGATCTCCTAAAAAATCCGCAGCTAAAAGATCAATATCCAACCTGCCCATATCTTCTTCGAGTGCATCTTCATCAAGTTCATTCTCATCTAGCTCCGTTTCTTCTAGAAGATCAACGTCCAATATATTGCTAGGACTACTTGCTTGTTCCTCTACAGCCTGTTCTATTTCATCTGGGGGATTTACTATAAGTAGGTTATCTATAAAACCCAAAGTCATTCCCTGTAGTAAAACAGGAGGCGTAGGGGGAGTTTCTGACACACTAACCATGGTAGCTTGAAAAGGCTCGTTCATGACCACTACTCCTGCTTGAGTAGTTACGGTTATTTCACCACTAGACGTGCCATCAGCTTGAGGCAATAGAATAACTAAAGACCTTCCTAGCTCATCAACCGTTGTCGTAAAATCCGTGCCACGAATCGCAATCGTAGCACTTGGAGTTCGAATAGAAATGTTTTCTCTATTTATTCTACCCAACGCTCCCGTAACAAAACGCGCTGTACCACTAACCATTTCAAGAGCCATTCGGCTTTGGCTCGGATCTGGGTCAAAAATGTATTCGTCGATAATAACTTTAGAGTGTTCAGTAAGCCTAACAATAGAAGAATCAAGAAACTCAATACCGATACGACCGTTACCAGTACGGACATCATCGTAACTGAGGATGTCTAAATTAGCTTCTGCTGATATGCTGCTGGATTCGCTATCCCGTAAAACTTCTCCATTACCCCTTAGCTCAGTGATTAAACCAACTTGAGCTTGTGTAACAAGGGGTAGAAACGCTAACAACCAGAAGTACATTGATCTATGTCAATCACGCCGCCTGTCGTAATAGCAATAATATCAACGACTCCGCTTACGCTACCTGTTGAATTAGTTTGGTCGATGTCAATATTGTTCGTTGATCCTGTTATATCTGCCGTGATTGAATGCGACTGGTTTCCGGTTTGTGTCGTATCAATATCATTACTCGAGCCATCTACGTCCCAATTATTTACCGCAGAAACTACCTCTGAGGTGATGTTTAGGTCATTACTTGTACCGGTAATTACTACATCGGTGTTCCCGCTGGTGGATGAAGCAGCTCCGCCCTGTACGTAGGTAAGCGCGTTGCTATCCCCGGTTGCACCAAAATCGAAATCTGTTCCTTGTACATCACCAGTTCCGCCTAGAGTGAGGCTCTGGGTATTACTATCCCCTGTGCTTCTCAGCGTAAAACTTGTTGAATTTCCTTGCGCTACGCTACCAGTAATAATGTTGTTATCACCTACCTGATCAACATCAACAGTCATAGACGTACCAGCTAAAGAGACCCTAGCGTTTGCCGCTGTGCCGACTCTATTTCCTGAACCAATTTGGTCGATATTCATAGTAAGGGCGGATGACCCACCACTTTGCGTTAAATATATCAATTGGTTACTAGCTGTAGCTGAAATTAAATAGGCGAGTGAATACAACAAAACTAAATAGACGCAACAACTTTTAATCAAGAGCCTCATTTTGCACCTCCTGTGGAGTATAGTCCCACATCTCTTGCTCTATACCTTGACGTACTAGCTCTAAAACCGCTGCTTCGATGGCACTTCTAACAGCATAGGTAGCGGTTTCATTCCTAGCTGTTCCTGCCTCGATCTCTATTAATGCCGTGCCATCCTCCGTAAACCTAAATGTATCAAATCCTGTTGAAGTTGAATAGACTTGCTTAGTAGTAATTACGTTTAAAAGCACCTGTCCCGTCTGTACTAAGACGGCTCTAAGCCCTACTGTGACCTCATCTACTCGGTATTGAGTACTAGTACCTACCCCTAAGTAACGAGCTCCTATACCTCCGCTAATTAGGTTTGTGTCATACCCAATAATTCCTCCGGTTAATAGTATACCAGAAAAGAGTAAAGGTTCTAATTGATTCGGTCCTTCTCCGTCATAAGTGTTTCTTGTTGATATAATCAACTGTCTTTCACGGGTAAGTGATTCTAAATTTCCACGTTCTGCAACTAAAAACCACGTCCCTCTCCCCGCAGACATTAATGCATCAATTAAAAAAGAATCTGCTCCTTGTGTTACAGCTGTAGAAAACAATGCCATGTTATCGGTGGTAGCTCTTTGTCCCGTAAGGTCAAGAAAGTTATAAACGGATACCACAGCCTTTTGCCGTGGCATAGGTAAATTAACAAGTTCTGTAAGAGTTGGTCGCTCTACTCGTGGTTCCGGTGAACAATAGTTAGAAAGAGTGCCGCAACGATAGGGATCAACGCTTACACATCCCGAGACTGTAAGCGCCAGAGCGAATAAGGTTAGAGAGCGCACTCGTCTGTACTACAGATGCCAAATGATCCAACGGGTATGCGTATCTCCGTAATGCCTCCGTCAAGATCCGTCACTAAAAGAACAATCTCTGTACCCGTATTGATAAAACTAATCTGATTGCCTTGTAAATCAAAGACCCCTCCGGAGCCGCCACTCTCGCTATTAAAAAGAGAGTTGGCTAAATCCTGTGAAAGTTGAGCAAAGATACGGCTTTCCAGGTTTCGTACAAACTTAGCTAGTGTTGTGTTTTCTTGTTCTCTAATTACGTCCTCTGCCCTAGACTCAAGGTCTTCTAGAATTCCTTGTTTACGACTCCTTTCTTGTTCATCAATAGTGAGGTAGTGGGCAGACTGGCCCATGCCACTAAACGAGGGGTTACTAAATTGGAAAGTTAAATCAGTCGCTACAGCAGTATTTATAACCATGCCTAGAAAAACGATCGCTGCAACCACGATTAATATTTTAGCTATTAGAGTTTTTTCGTCCTCTCTTTTCTTGAGTTTTTGTTCCGCTTTGCTTAGTTTGCTTAGTTTCTTTTGAGTAGTCATTTTGCGTCTCCTGCTCTTTTACTTGCAATACCGTGTTAACCTTTTGCTGTAATCGAATCATATCTTGATCTAAAAGACGTAATTGATCAGTTAAACGTATAATAGTTCCCTTCATTTCTTGTATAGCTGGATCTATTGTGTTCGTTATAGTTTGCCAAACAAAATAAACGAAATAACCTAACCCTACCACCATCACCACAGGAAAGCCAAACTCTGCTATGAGTTGTGCAATGTCCACTAATCTCTCCTAGCATCGATCTTCCCATCTTCTACAAAATTTTCTGCTCTAGCTATTCTGTCTAGATCAGGAGATAAATTTAACACACTCGAAACGCTAGTATCTATTCGTATTATGTCATTATTCATAATAGAGGCTCTTGTGATTAACATCTTAGTTATAGCTTGAACTGTCTTAATTTCACTAACTAGACCATCCATAAGCTGTTTCATCACTAAAAAGATAAAGTAAGCCATGATTAAAGCACCCGCGATAGGAACACCTACTTCAGAAATTAATGCAAAACCCTGTTCCATACGTTGTCCTCAGTAAAGTTAATAAAGCCCTCTAGGACACCTACAACAAGAACATTATAGGCTTCAGCTTCCTTTTCAGCTTCTTCAAAGGTTTCCGCACAAATACACGGCCCCTCATAAACTGTATCACCCATTCTAAATTCGGTAATAAAAACTTTCATTAATCTTCACCCTTAAACTTTTTAGATTGTCCAGAGGTTCCAGCATAAATCCCAAAGACTGCTGCCATGGCTCCTACTATGATGCTTACCAGACCCGCCTGTTCTAGGTTAGGCTCCTCAAGCGTCATAAACCAAATCACCACCTCATAAAGAAGGTAAATGTATACGCCTACGAATGCCCTTGGGAAAATACGCCACGCATCAATAGTTCTAGCCAGATGTATCCACCGCTGGTATGGGTTTATCCCGATATTATTGGGCGTAACTTCAACTTCTAATTCTACTTTTTTCTTAATAGGTTCTTCCATATTAAGCCTCTACTGGAGTAAACTGACCAAGTTCTATTAGCTTTTCTCTGTTAACTAGATGCTCTGCTTCTATATCATCTTTAGACTGACCAAAATAAGCCACCGCTAAGTAACTGTTTATCATAGCTTGGTTTATATTTACTCCATCAACAATCACATTCCCTAAGACCCTACCAAACTTGCCCCTAGAATCCTTTAATTTTGTTTCTATAATAACTTTTTCACCGTTATCTATCGCTTTCTGTAAAAACGCGGAAGCTAGTTTACCCCTAACTTTTTCATCTTTATTACGAGTCCTAGACTCAGGGGTGTCAATTCCGTACAAACGAACACGAGAACGATAAAGAATATCAAATCCTAAATCCAGAGTAACATCACAAGTATCGCCATCAACAACTCTGTCTACCGTACAACTATATTCATACATTAGCACTTCCACCTTTTTCTTGCTTGCCGTAGTCTTGACTTAGGATTTTTAGCTGCTTTAGGAAACTTCTTCATTTGCCCTGCTGATCGAGCACAGTAAGACTTTCTCCTTTTTGCTGCCTTGCTTCCTTTTTTAACCTTGCCCGTAACCGCTGTCTTTAACTTAGATCCAGGATTTGCTTTACGATAAGCAGCAACTCCTTTTTTAGTCATTCCCGCCCCTTTCTTAGTGGAACGATAATTTGCTCCCTTCCCCTTAGTGGTGCGTCTTATAGACTTTTCTTTTCTTTTAGCCATTATTTCTTCTTCTTCTTTTTCTTCTTTTTCTTCTTGGCTGTTTTAGCAGAACGTTTAAATGCAGCGGAGGTAGGTGCACCTTTAGCACCTTTTTTACGCATTTTTCTGCCTTCCTTACGTTTTTTATTAATGTTGTAATAAAGACCTTTTTTAACTCTTCTCCCATCTTTAGTAGTGTGATATTTACTACTTTTCTTTTTTGCTGGCATATCACTTGCCTACCTTTCGCATCGCAGATTGATGAGATTCTTTAAAGGTCTTTCCTTGTCTCATCATTTTTTTCATTTGGGACATATGTTTTGAGGTGTGGTGCTTTGAATGTCTTTTCAAGGCTTCCTGTTGCCTTTTAGTTAGTTTCTTAACTTTCTTTTTAGACTTCTTCTTAGGCATATTTTTCCCCTACTCGCCTTGCTTTAGAACTCTATCCTTCAACCTAGTGGCCCTTGCTCCTACTTGAGTTGCCCAACGGCTATCCATCATCTCTACAGCCGCTTTATCCCACTCTTTGTCCTCCATAGCCGCTAAGAATTTTTTAAACTTCAATAGACGTGTAATGCCTAAGTTAAAACACATATTAGCCATAACTCTTTGTAAGTCCTCTGGTAAGTCCTTCCACCACTCCATATTTCTATCTAAATCGTCTATGACATTTTGTATATCTTTTTCAAAACACTCTTTTATTCTTTCCTCAGAAACAGGAGTATCAACCTTTTGCTCATGTTCATTATCAGTTTCTAAAACTAAATGCCCTATTCCAAATGTTGGATAACCTAAATGGTCAAGATAGATGTTGTTTACGCATCCTTCATCAAGGGTTAGTTCTTCTCTAAGTTTATCTGTATCCATATTACACCTTCATCAGTCAACCACTATTGTTGTATCTCCCCCTGTTGACACACTAATCTTTCCTAATGCAGAAACTCCTTCAACCCCTTTTTCTGAACCTTTATAAAGATCAACCCAACTAGTTCCCGTCCATAGCTGTAATTGTTTAGTGGTCAGATTCCAAATAAGATCGCCTGTATTAAATTGATTTACATTTTTTTGAGTTTCGTTAGTGTTGATAGTAGAACCAACGTCTACCCTGTTTAGACTAAGCTCTAAAACTCTAACAAGTCTATTAAATACTTCTGGAGAAATATCTCCGATAGCTACAGGAAGTTTCGTTTCTAGTAACTTAGCCACTACCGTTTACCGTCAGGTTTTAAATCTATTCGAGTAGCCCCCGCCCTAAAACTCATTCCTGTAACTGTAGTGTCATCATCATTAGATTGAATTCTAAAAACAGCCTGTCTTCCTCTCATTCGTGTATCTATTTTAGTTGTGACTGAAGTACACGAACTGGTAAGCGCGGTTGTTAAACTTTCTCCAGGGAAATTTCTTCTCTTTAATACTAAGTCTAATGTTTGTCCACTAGCCCCTGTATCCGCGTTCCCTATAAATCGAATATCTGGAATGATTTTACTAATAAATTGATAGTCATCCCCTTCGCCTAAATCAAAATCACTAGATTCTATAAAGACATTAGTCATTGCAGAACCGTCATCATCTACACCGTGTTCTTGGTTATATAAATACCCTACATCATCAGTTGACCCCGTTGCTTTAGGATCAGAAAAAATACCCTCATCTATCCAACACGTCCTGGATAGTTCTCCAATCATCCAAAGATTTTCCGTATAATTATAGGTAACATATTTATCAATTACAGTATTGGTTCCTGAACAATAAAACCAACCAACCTCATCAAAGGCTTTATTTACAAAACCAAAAACTTGGTAAGTTTGACCTTGATTTAAATCACTAAAAACATAATCATCCACACTACAGGGAAGTTCCTGAACTTGTCCTGTATACGTATAGAAACCTTTTTTATCCATCCAAAACACACCTTTTGGCGTATTAACCATAGCTTTAGGCCCGATTAACCCGACCCCTTCATTAACTAGGTTTATACTGAATGTGAAAGGCTGCCCTACAAAAGTCATCGAATATAACGACGTATCAGTCCAAACTAAGGTTTCTTGTCTAGACCTAACGGCTCCTATAATGGCAGAGCCTGCAGAAAGTCTAAAAGACCCGGCTGTGTTTGTTGGTAATGGTTGCCATTCTTCTGCTTGTTCTTGATCACTCCAAGCAATAAACATAGGGTCTATTGCTCCTGTTCTAGCTGTGCCTGAGTCATTTAAAGGATCTGCACCAAAACATACAACGTGTCTATCTACGTCTGAAACTAAAACCTGTAGTGCGAGAGTGGGAGTTAAATTCGCCCCTGATAAAGAAGATAAAGCTACTGCTCTAGTGCTAGTGCCGCTACTTTCATCCCAGTAAAAAACACCTCCACCTCGTGGGTTTATAAGCAAGTCTTCACCAAAATTATCATGAGTCCATATTCGTAATTGATTTGTGGTTCCCAAAGCAGAAACACTACCCCAAGTGCCTGCTCCGTAAGTGCCTGATCCCCAACCTGTTGAAGCCACATAAACATCAAGACCTACGTTTAGCTGATAAGAACCATCAACTCCAGAGCCACCATTACCGGAATCACTACTATTGGCTGTTACCGTATCACCATCAGTGTCTTTTGCCGTAAAAGTGTACGTATTAGTTGTTATTGAAGTTATTTGATATTCTTGGTTTAAAACAGCGGCTGTTACTACTCCCCCTAACGATACTGCACCTGAAATAGTCACAAAATCATCTATAACTGCCCCGTGGCTTGAATCTGTTGCAGTAATGGTAGAAGACCCATTTGTAGCTGCAAACGTTATACCGTCAGTTGTTGTAGCTCTAATAGGAGTAATGTCATTAAAAACGTTACCTTCTAGGACATAATACTTCCAAGTAGCGCCTAACCCAAGATACTTAGTGCCGTCTAAATCAACCCAAGCATGAAGTGCTCTACCTGTTGACTTAAAAGAATTGACAGTTGCCTTAACCCAACCACCTATTTTTTCTGGTAATCCTTTACGAAACCGTACTAAATTACTGTTAAACCAGCCTCCTTCATTAGCGTAGGCTGTTGTTTCTTTATTGATTCCTGGTTTAAATAAAAGCTTTTGTAAGGGCATTTCACCTCCCTATACGAAATATTTGGTTAAAATAATGGATCCTAATATAAAAGGATATACCCCCCAAAGAAGACGCTCTAATTTCTTAAATTTTTCAGAACCTTCATCCAACCTCTTTTCAATATAAAGATAACGCAAAGCACATTCTCTTTCATGTGCATTAATCTCTGCTAATGGGTCTTTTCCGTTAGACATTTTAATCAGCTTAAGCTACATCCCAACAATTTAAATTAGAGGCAACTGTCCTTCTTTCTCCATCGCCCTTAAACGGATAGACCATGTGCTGAAGCCAGCTTGGAAAAACTAAGAGCTTTCCCACCTCTGGTTGCATAACAAAAGACTGTGGAGGTCTTAATCTATCCACATCAATTAACGAGTTCATGCCGTAGTTAAAGGCTATGTATCCATCACAATCACCACTAGACTCGTAAAGACTGTAGTTCGGTGATCCAGCAGTAGGCTGATCCAAGATCTGTTGAGGAACCTTAGTCCACCCTGTAGTAGAAATACCCATCAGAGTTTTAGTTCCGTGATCATGTATAGGGTTGTAGTCACCTTCATAGCTATGCACTGACCAAGTTTCATCTACCTGTACAGACTTAGCTGCTTTAAGCTGTGTGCCTGTGTTTTTACAGAAAGTATTTATATAGTCAGCACCAAGATTACAAACGAACTCTGTATATTGCTTAACTCTTGAATCATCATTGTTCATAAGTAACTGTTCGCCCTGTGCGATTTGTCCTACTAACGTATCGGCTAATGATTTTTTATCCTGATCTTCCTTGTACTCGTCAAGGTAATCATTTAAATCATTAACCATACTCTCAGGCATTTCTGTCTGCATGACAAAGACACTTGGCATAGTATGTATAGCTACTTCAGCCATTAACTAGGAATAGAATAGCTGTTATCAGGCACAGGATTAACTGGTGGATTAGTGATTACACTATCTACTTGACTAGCGAATATCACATCCCACTCGGCTGTCGGACAAATCCCTTCAAGCTCGCTCTTAGTCCAAGAGCCTTTAGCTTTCTTAGAAAACACTGTAGCACCAGAAATAGGGTGTACGTTTTCTACTGTAGCATTAAAAGTGCTGGTGTAATACGTTGCATCGCTTTCGCTATCGTTTTCATATTTCATCTCTAGGTTCCACTTTTCAACCTTGCTCGACTTAACGTGTGGTACGGCCTTAATGAGTGTTTTTGTGACTGCCATCTTAATCTCCTTGACATTTACATTTAGGTTGTGATTCTAATTTTTCCACTTTTGCAGAGAGTTCTTGTATGGCTCTAATTGCCATAGGCATCATATTTCCTTTTGCAACTTCTTGTGTTCCATCAGGGTCTTCTCTCCAGATGCCGTTAGCTTCCATTACATCTTCTGAATGCTTATCAACG